CCGCGGTGGTACACAGAAACCGTCCCGTTAGTTCGCACGAAATCAGCGGAATTGCCAAACTTTCGGGGATCCGGGCACCACAACTGAATCTGAAACGACGCGCTATTCTGCCCGCCGCGCTCCGTGAACATCGTCTTAGCAGCAAGCCGACCATCAGCCCACTGCACATCCCCGAAACGCTCAACCTGCACCCGGCCAATCCCGCCGCCAGCCAACAACCCCGTCAAACGGTTCCCGAGCTGAAGCAACTCCCGCGACGAATCCGCAAACACGTTGCCGCTAACCGACACCGTCCGCGAATCCTGAAACACCGGCAGGTTGAATGACCCATGAGCGTAAGGACGCGCCGTCTTCTCAAGGCGCATATCAACGCCGTCATCCCAGCCAGAGAACCCATCCGGCGAAATAATGAACCCATCCGAGCCCTGACCGTAAAAATCTAGGCCCGCAATTGTGACCCTCAAACCGTCAGTCATCAGGCCATCCTCAACTGGTAGTTCAACGAATTAGCCGCAACGTTGGCGATAGTTTCCTCGGACATGCCGGGAGCTGGGTGAACATGCATCTGCACGACGCCGCTGGCATCACCGGAGGCGGAACCGCCGGCGCTGGCGCCGGGAACCACCGAGCCCGACAGGACGGCCGCGCTAGTCACGGACGCCGCCGCGGCTGCCACCCGTGAACGCTGACCCTCGATGCTGTCAGCGAAGTCGCCAGCAAGCGCAGCGCCCGAATATGTGGTGTAGCCGCGCCCACTGAACGGGCCCTTCTTCGCGGGCGAGTGCGGGAAGAAATCCGCGACCGCACCAAGGACNCCGCCAACNGCGTCNCCAATCGCGCCGACCATGCCAGAAATGCCGTCGATGAAGCCCTGAATCAGGGCNCTNCCCGAATCCACGAGCCAGCCACCGATCCCGCCCAGCGCGCTAAACACGATGTCTTTCAGCCCGATAAGTACGTTGCCAACGAGCGACAGCGCACCCGAAACGATGTTGACAATGCCATCCCAGACCTGCGACCAGTTGCCCGTAATGATCCCGGTTACAACCTGGATGATGCCCATGATGATCTGCATGGCGGAACCGATGACGTTAGCGATCACGCCGAACACGGTCACGACAACCGGCATTAGTGCCTGGATGATCGGGATGAGCAGCCCGGCGAGCATGGTGACCAGCGGAACAATCGCGGAAACTACCGCGCCGAAAATAGTGACAATCATCGGCATGACGGTGGTGATGAGATTGAGGAATACTGGCGCCAACTGAGCTACGAGCTGAGTCACAAGCTGGGCCACAACGCCAACGATCTGGGCTATGACGGGCGCCAGTTGGGTGAACAGCCCGGCTAGCATCCCGACCATCTGGAGGACCGCCGGCATCACTGCGATGAAGATGCCCGAGAGTGTAACTGACAGCATGTTCGACAGTTCAAGGAAGCTCGGCATCAGGGCCGTCAGCGCACCAGCCAGCGCCCCTCCAAGGGACGTGGCAAGGGTGCCGATCAGGCTCGCGATCTGCGGGAGAATCGGCAGGATCGCCGAGAAGATCAGTTGCAACGGGGAGAACGCCGACCACACCTCAAGGAGTTGCGGAATTAGCTGGCCGAGGACCGGCCCGATGGAAGAAAACACCGTGTTGAGCGCGTTCCCAATTCCACCAAACGCGCCCGCGACGGACGGGCCAACGAATGCGGTTCCTTTCGTGAGCCCCTCAAAGAACGCTCGGGCGGTTTCCTTCGCGGCGAGGAAACCGTCACGGATATTGAAGATCACATCGACAAACTTGGAGTCTTCCTCCATGCCGAAGATCGGGCCCTTGAAGTCGCCAGTCGTGAGGATCCCAACAACACCAGCAACACCGATCCCGAACAGGGAAATCTTGTCAGTGATGCCATCCATGCGATCCGCTAGGGCGCCCATGACTGTCCCCGCAAGGTTGAATACCGCCTCACCCATCGGCTTCAGCGCGAGCAGAGCTTTGTTCTTGATGATCTGCCACGACTCGGCAGCGTCGGCGGTTTCTTTTCCGAGCCCGAGGATGGTGTCAGAGGAAAGACCGGCGGAGGCGGTCAGATCATCAAGCTTGATCTTTCCCGACTGGAGCGCGCCCACAAAAGCGGTAGCGCCCTTCGTGCCGAAGACCTTACCGGCGAGGTTCAGCGCACCGGCAGTGTCGCCCTTTTTGATGAAGTCGCCAATCTCGCCCGTGGTCCGCTTGAACGCGGCTTCCGGTTCCTCGCCAGCCTTGGCAAGGGTGATGAGGGATTTGCCCATCGCGCCCATCGTCTGGGACGTGTTCAGGCCAGCCTTGTCCAGCGAGCCCGCCAGCGCGGCAGTGTCCTCAAACGAGAAGCCGAGGTTCTTCATCGGCACGGCGTTCTTCTGAACCGTCGCGGCTAGGTCGTTCATGCCAGCGCCGGTAGCCTGGGCTACCTTGAACAGGGAGTCCATTGCGCCCTCGACGTTGGCGCCCTCAATCCCGAAGGCAGAGAACGCCGCGGACGTCGCCGTAATGTCAACATCCGTGCCGAGGATGTTTCCCGCCTGGATGTATTGCTGCGCGACCGTGTTTAGCGTGTCGCCAGAGAGCCCGAGGCGGGTGTTCAGGTCCGAGACAGTTGATCCGGCCTTCTCAAAGCTGGTCGGGACTGAAGCGCCTACCTGTTCGGCGATGGCGACGAGCCCGTCCAGGGCATCGCCTGACGCTCCGGTCCCGACCCGGATAGTATCGGTCACGTCATCGAAGACCGCGCCGACCTTGTAAAGCCCCACCGCAGCCCCGCCAACCGCGGCACCCGCCGCAGCAACGCCGACAGCAGCCGCGCCCAATACGCCACCGAACCCCGCAGCGAACATGCCGCCAGCATTCTTGCCAGCCTTGTCACCCTCAGCGCCCGCCGGCATAAGAGCCTCGGCGATCTTCCCCTGCGCCCCCTGCATAGACGGGATAAGGGTTACATACGCGGTAGCCAGTTCGACGTTAGCCACGGGACCTCTATTCAGTTGCTTGTTGGCGTGCCTTCTGGCGTTCGAGGAAAGCCTGAGCCCGCGCGTCAAGGCGCGCAGCGTCAGCGTCCCGCTCGTCACGGGACTTGGGTGGTTCTAGAGGCTTGGGCGGGTTAGCGCCCTTCTGCCCGTCCTTGGTGCGCTGCCAGTTGGCAACATTCGCAGCGTGAAGCTGGGAGGCCGCGAAATGTTCGGCCTGCGTCCACGCCATCGGCCCGCCGTGCTCCCGCCACACCCCGGAACCTGGCGGCAGGTTCGCCGCCAGGTCCGCGATGTCAAAGAGGCGCAGCGCCCCACTGAGGGCCCCGCGTAGGTCTAGGGCGTAGTAGTGCCGGAAGTCCGCACGAAGCGCCCCGCGATACTTTCGGAGGAAGTACGCGAGGCTTAGGAGTTTCCCGCGGACTTGCTCGCGTTGCCCCACGCCTCAATGACGTCCTTGAGCTTGCGGACGGGAAGCTTCTTGATGACGTCCCACTGTTCCTGCCCGAGCAGATCCTTCAGGAAGACGTGAATCTGGCCGGCCTGCAAGGCTTCCATCGACTCGCCCGTAACGTTGTCACCGTATCCGGTCAACTTGTGCTCGCCGTAGACGAACTCGGTGATGACTTCGCCGTCGTCCTCAACGGCCTTTGCGAGGTGGTCCTGAGGTTTCTTCGGTGCTGCTGCCATGGTGGTTTCTCCTAAAAGTGTTCGTGGTGGTTGGTGTTGAATAGACGGGCGGGGGAAACCACCACGGAAAAACACCCCGCCCGCCAGTCTGGTTAGGCCGCGGCCAGGGCCGGGTTGTTCGTGATGATGTCGAAGCCGCCGTAGATGGTGAACGTGAACTCATACATCGTCATATCGGAGTTCGTGTGACCGATGGAGCCAACGCCGGTAACCTCGGCGCGGGGGATGACGTACCGCTTTGTCACGTCGTCATCTTTGAAGTCCACGACGAGGGCCTTCTCATTCGAGGCCGAGCCGCCGGGCACGCTGATCTTCGTGATGCCAGTCGCGGTGGACGAGGTCGCCCCGGGGTAGTACAGCCCGAGCGCGATGGCAGTCTCCTCAAGGCAGGTCACCTTGATCGTGTCCTTCACGCCGGACACCTTAGAGCGGACAATCGTGCCACCCTGCCAGGCAGTGAAGTCGTTCGAGGACATCTCGCGGCTAATCTCCGCGCCGTCCTCGCTGATCCAGCCAAGGTCAGCGTAAGCGGCAGGCGGCGCGGCGAGGTCCACGGGTGCGGTTGAGCCTTTGTCGCCGATGTAGACGGCGGAATCCTGATCGCCATAGATGCGAATGTTCGCAAGGTTCTTGGTCATTTTGCGCTCTCCTTCTCAGTTTCCGCGGCACGAGCGGTGCCAAGGAGGATCAATTCCCGTCCGGAAACTTCCGAGACGGTAACGGTGGTGTCCGGGTTGTGGGACTTGCCGCTAGGGTCAGTCCATTCACGGGCGAGGGTGATTCGCACAGTTACTCCTAGGTGGGTTGTTTGCCGCGGATTTGGACGGCGGCGGTAAGCGTGTAGCGTTTGGATGTGCTGTTGGGGTCCGGGAGGTTGGCGGGCCCGCCCATTTCTGTGACGGACTTGACCGCCCAGCCCTGCAACTCGGTCCCAGGAAGGTCGGCGAGTGCGCGGCGTGCCCTGCCCAGCAGCGCCAAAGCTTTTGATTCGAGGGTGTCGTAGGCCTCGACGGTGACCTGCGCGGAATCTGTGACCCGAGTGGGCGCCGGACCCCCTGTTCGGAGGATCCGCAGATATTTCGCCGCGGTCGATGATCTGGTTCCAGCAGGCACCCCGAGCGCGGTGCCAAGATATGCGGTTAGCAGGTCTTCGACGTCGGGGAACTCAAGGGATTGTGCCATGACTAACCCCTGCCTGCGTCGATTGCCATAGTGAGCGTCCGGTCGGTTGCCTCAGCGAGCCGGGCCGCGCGGGTTGCGGTGATGACGGAGGCGCGGGCGCGGGTTTTGCCGATCATGGAACTAGCCTCGAACCCTTCGCCGGCGGCTGCCGCGATACGTTCCGCCTTGGCGCGCAGCAGTTCGCGGACCTCGTCGGATTTGAGAATCGACTGGATCCCCTCAGAGTTAACTTCAATGCGGATGTCAGCCACGGTCAGCCCAAACCTGCAACAGAATCTTCGTGCTGCTGACACGTCCGGTCGGTGACTTCCAACGCTCCGGCTCACCCACCACGGAGTAATCCCCCGAGGGAAGCCGGACCTTGTCAGTCGCGCGTATGTCTGCGTCGTAGGGGCCGTGCCCCGTCCACGCGATCTGGACCGCTTCACGGTGCAACGTGTCCTCCGTTGAAGCGCCAGGCTGCAAGGACCAGCCCGGCAATTCCGCAACCTCCGGGTCACCCCAGTCCTGGACTGGGGAACCATGATCCATGACAGTTGCCGGCCTCAACCGGACCAGCGTCTCAGTAGCGAAACTAACTAGCACTAGACCCTCCCCGGCAACCTGTACTTATCGAGCATCCGGCGCTCATGCTCCATCAGGACCACACCGCCAGACACGCCCGGAGCCGTCAGGGAAAACCCGATAGACACCGCGCCCGCCTGTTCCCTAACAACGCCCATAGGCGACGCCGAAGCGCGAGCGGCAATGGCGCGGACAATAGCCGCGACGTCAGGCGCAGACTCGAAGCCATGCACGGCGGTAACCCTCACCGACCGAAGCCGGTCAGGCCAAGCCCCGGCGGTTCGCAGATAGCCAGCCTCGGACCACTCAAGCCCGGCAACGTCAAGAACCGTCCCGGAAACCTCAGCCGCCGTAACATCCTTCAGCCGCAGCGTCTTGAGGAACAGTGTTGAAGTCCCAGACCCGTCAAGGACCAGATCCTCGGTGATTACCGGCGCGACATGCCAGCCACAATAGGACCGAACCGCAGCCTCAGCCGCTTCAAGGTCCTGCTGTTCCTGACTACCGGCGGCGCCCAGCAGCAGACTTGGAAGCGCCATGATCTACCGCCTTGTTCTCGGGTGCGACGGACTTGTTTACGGGCTTGTCAGCCTTGACCTCAACCGCGCCATCAGGCACGTCAGCGTCATCAAACTGGTAAGTACCGCCGTTGTATTCGTAATTCTTCAAAGCCATGTTGAAACCTTCCGGGGAAGGTGCTGGCGCCGGGTCACCCCGACGCCAGCACAATCAGATCGAACCGTTACGCAACCGGCGTGACCGTGGTCTTCACGAAAGCAGCCGGGCGACGAACGGCGAGTGCCATGCGGCGCTCCGCACGGATCGTCAGGCGGTTGTTCGTGAAGTCGTTGCCCTCGGTGTTCGTGGCGTCAACGCGAATGCCGCCCTTGGAGACAACCGAACCGGCCTGACCGAACGCGCCAACCAGGGTCGTGCCCACGGCGATAGCCGGGGTCACAACGGTGCGCAGGCCCCACAGCGGGGGCTGCTCCATGATGCCGCCGTTACCGTACTGGCCGGAGAAGAATCCGCCGCCGAAGTACTGACCGTTGGCATCCTTGGACAGACGCAGCGTCTGGTAGTCAGCCGGGTTGATGACAATGCCGTCAGCGGTCAGGCCCGAGCCGGTCTGCACCTTCGTGATGGCGCGGAAGATGGTGTCCTGAGCGTTGTCACCAGTGGCGGTGGAGCCGCGAACTTCGGTCTGGATGCCGACACGGTTCAGCAGACCCCGCAGGTTGCCGGCGGAACCGGAACCATTCAGGAGCTGATCCTCGATGAAGAGGTTGAGCTGGTACAGCAGGCGACCATCGATGGCGGTCTTCAGGAACGGCAGGTCTTCGACCAGTTCGTCAGATTCCTTGATGAAGCCAGCGATCTTGGACAGCGCCTCAGTGACGGCGGTCGGGTCGCCGAAGTGGAGCTGCGGCTTCTGGCCGTTCTCCCCAACGAGCGCGAACCCACCCTCAACCAGTGCGTTCTCAACGAAGTAGGTCAGCGCAGTACCGGAAATGGTTTCCGAACCAAGCAGGTCCTCGATGGTCAGGCGGCGACGAACACCGGTCAGGATGTTCGTGTCAATGCTGGTCAGGGCGTTACCAAAAACGGTACCCGTCACCTGAACATCGGAGGCAGCCTTGTACTCGGGGGCCTCAACAGCGATGCGCTTGCCGCGCTGGCCCGCCAGCGCTTCGCCGGCAGACTTGGCGAAATACTCGCCGAGCGACTTGGCAACGACGGGCTCGGGAGCCTTCGGAGCGCCAGCGTCCTTGAACTGCGCAAGCAGCGCATCGCCGGACTTGATCGCATCGTCACTAGCCTTAGCGGCGGCAATCTCGCCCTTGATGGACTCCATGCGGGCCACCTGAACATCGGACAGGGTGCCGGACTTGCCGGCTTCAACGAGGCTCTTGGCCTCGGACATCAGAGTGGCGTAATCAGCCATTTGAGATTCCCCTTTCAAGGGATTCAGTCAGGAAAAAGGATTCAAACGACTTTGTGTC